AATTGTCTCCAAGAAAAAACCTCCCGGCTTGGTGTGAGGATGAGATCCCACCGGGAGGCTGCGGGTGTGTTCAGGTCCGCTCTAGCAGACTAATCAGAACTTGACTTTGCCGCCAAGCTTCAGACCATAACCAGCGTCAATGTCCTTGTACTTGGCATAGGAGACCTCGCCATAGACATCGATCTTGTCTGCAACAGGAGCAGAAACACCAGTTTTGGCAGAGAAGCCAACTTCAGTTTCACCGCCCGACGGATTTACCCAGCTAGGTCCACCCTGCACGTAAAAACCGCTTTTCTCCCAACCGATGTGACCATCCATGACTGAACCGCCCCAGGTATTGCTGGACCATGAGGAGTTGAACTCAGGATTCAGGTAGAAGCCGTCAGCCTTTGCTGCAGAGAGGGGAGCCAAGGCAAGAGCGCCAGCGGCTGCACCAAAAACAATTCGCTTGATCATTTGATTGTTGATTAGCGTTTTTCGAGCCCACCTTACAGGCTTTAGGCAAAAGTGCCGATGGCGCGTTAGCCATTCTGGTTAGTGGTTACCGACCCAATTCGCGTATTTGATATGCAAGCCGGTGTATAGGCCGTGCATTGGATGGTCAAGACTTTCGCGACCATCGTGCATGTATAAAGCCTGAATCCAGCGGACTCTATTTGCCATGGCAACAGTGTCTTGGGCCCCAGGCTTGCAGGGGATCATCGGGTCAGGTCGAGTCATTAAGCCCAGGGCATTCCGCTGGCTTTGGTCGGAGCCTTTTGCTCATCAAGCTGTGCTTGCAAAGCTGCTTCGATTTCTGCAACTTTGTCAGCACCACCGATAGCTTCCTTGACCCAGCCGATGACAGTGTCTTTGGTCAGGTCTGCATAAGCGACCAGTTTTTCTGGACGCTCAAAGCCAACGCTGCCATAAGCGCCAGCGTTGTAGGTGCCGTCTGTTGAGTTAACAGTGTAATGAGCGGTGTAAACATAGCCGTCAGCAGTTTCCCGCTCCAACTGTGCAATATCCCAGGTGGTGGTAGTGGCCATGAGTCAAACAGTGTTGTGGATAGTGTAAACGTGAAAGCCCCACTTGAGAGTAGGGCGGATTGACGTCAGCAAGCCATTAATACACAAGGCACGCAATAGCTGCCGTCTGAATAAGTGGTAGAAACCGTGGTGCTAGTCACCTTGGCAATGGTCTTCGAGCGCACGATGTCATCATCTTGAGGCTTAGCCGTTCCATCACCAGCAGACATCAGTAGATCTCCGCGTTCAACTGTTGTTCCTTGTGCGATACGAATAACAAAATCGCCCGTCATCGCGCAATAAAAATCATTGGTGTAGGTGTCATCGTCATCGTCCCAGCCTTGAAAAACGCCAGCCACGTTGACATCACCTTCGGTATCACTGACCTTCATGCGGTTCAGCTGTTCATTTTCTTCCGTTCCAGCAGCGACTGCAGGCGTTTTTACATCGCCAACGCTGACACCTTCAGGGAGTTCATCCTCATCGGTGTAGAGCACTGCATCCTGGGCTTCATAGGCCCATTCGCACATTTCATCAAGGTTGCTCAGGACAGAGCCACGCAAGATTTCAGTGCGTGCTGCACCGCTTGCACGCTGCGACCAACGACTTAAGTGACCGCCGTTGTAGGAAACGGTAGAGCCACTGACCTGGATGGTTCCCTCAGTGGCCCCGTCTTGGGCAAAAATTACCAGAGTTCCGTCACTAGACTGTCTATTAATGTTTAGAACACCAGTGTTAGCGGCAATATGATAAGCCCGTCCGTTTTCTTCAAGAATATGTCCTGAAGAACTAAAAGAATCAGCGGTTTGGGCTACGAGCACTGTTCCGCTTGATAATATACGCATCCGCTCACTGCCAGCAGTACTAAGGCGCAGTGAATCTCCGCTGTGGTTATACGCTACCGAGCCTCTAAAACTATCATTACCAGTGCCATCGCCAAAGTAAAGATTAGAATAATGGCTAGTTCCGGCTTTAATAAGAATACCTGTGTGACTGGCGCTGCCTACGACTAGATTTCTAGCGCCGCTGTCATAGCTGCTGGGTGAAGACTCTCCAATGCCTACAAAACCCGAGTTGTCGATTCGCATCCGCTCGGTATCGCTTGTTAAGAATGCAAGCGGGACATAAGAGCCAGTAGAGCCAAAGGTTGAGCTTATTTGAGTCCTTGAAGCACTACTGCTCACCTGAAGTCGAAGTTGCGTATCGTTTGACTCATGCTCAATGCGAACATATTGATCAGCAGAATTATTTTTTACATGAAGTTTGGCGCCAGAGTCGACAGAAGTTGTTCCAATCCCAACATTGCCCGAGCTATCGATTACTAGTTTTGATGTATTACCACCCTCACTGATAGCAAAATTGCTTCCGTTGTTTCCATCTAAACCGACACGCCATGCAACAGTAGTACTTGCATCTTGAGCAAAGCAGACTGAAGGTGCTCCGTTGCCATTAACTAAAATACCGTTATATACAGTCGAATCATTTACGTGTAAGCTTTGCGAAGGGCTCGTTGTTCCAATTCCGACATTGCCCGAGCTATCGATTCTCAGTCGCTCGGCTATAGAAGAGCCATTTGCTTTAGTTTCAAATACTAGACGAGAACCTCTTTGTCCTGATGTACTACCTTCAGCTACTGCCCTAACTGAAGCCATACTTTTGTGGCCTGAGTTTTGGTAATGACCAACAAAGTTAATGTCTCCAATACCACCATTATTTACATTTTGATTATCACCTAATTCAAGATGACCACGCCTACTCCCAGAAGTTTCAATTATCGATAAAACTGTATGAGATGTATCATTACCAATAATGTTTGGGCTGGAAGTTCCAATGCCAACATTGCCCAAGCTATCAATTCGCAATCGTTCCGTCGGGCTGTTTGTGCCGTCCTGTGACGTAGAAAACGTAAGACGGCCAGGCATATCATTAGTGCCAGGCGTACCGTCAACTTCTGCACTAATAAATGCAGCACGATTCAAATCAGTGCCATCAGAGCCTAGAAACTCAATAACACCTAAAGAATCATTGTTGCTGACTGCAGTAACCGCGCCAGTACTAGTACCTCTAGTTTTTCCGAAAACAAATGTTGGCCTACCAGCGTCGTTTGAATTTCTTACGATTGAAAAAGTAGATGTCCCAAAATCTGTTCCTTCAAGTTGCAACTGTGCAGTCGTAGAAACGTCTGTCCTGGCGGTAGTTGTATTAATTAAAAGCCGTCCGCCAATACTGCTGTTGCCAGATCCAACAAAACTTGTTCCGTTCACAGTGCCGGTGAAAGTAGCGCCAGCTAACGGTGCAAGCCCGAGATTGGCAGCAGTAACGTCACCCACGTCGATGTAGGCGTTATTAGCACCGTTGCGGATCTTGAGCTTATTGTCGCCCGTATCGACGTACCACTGGAACGCAAATGTTGTGGCTGGGTCGGTGGCGTTGCTGTTGTTCGACGCAATTGCCGCTAGGGCATTGTTGAGGTCACTTCTGAATGCCGCGCCTGTAGCGTTTGCGAGACTGTAATCGTGAGTTGCCACAACGAATCTGCCTGGTATCGCCCAATTCTACTGCCCCCGGCCATAGCCGTTCGCTGAGTAAGTGAAATTGCGGTTGACGTTGTTGTCGCTTGCGTCCAACACATCGATGTCAAACCCGGTGCTGCTGACGTTTGAGATGTTGAACCGCTCGTTAGCGGCCAAGTTTTGCACGACGATGCCCACGCTTGGCAAATAAGCGTTAACGCCCCCAAGGTCTGCCGTTCCAACAAAGAACGGCTTTGTAAACGTCACGGACTTAGTGCTAGTCCCACTAGCGATTGCGCCGTTCGACTGATCAACGCGTGGCGTTAGCTCAAGCTTGTACCCAAGCTCATCTACAAGAATGTTTTCGTCCACCTTGCTGCTGGTTAGCTCTGCCTTGAACTGGAAACCACGGCCTCTAATTGTGCCGCTGCTAAACGGTTCCCAATCTCCATAAGTCGGAGAACCGCTGCCCGGGTCATCATTTGTGGAGCGTACATACAGCTCCGCGTTGACATTGTTCACAGCGTCGCCGTCAATATCAGTCCAGTCATCAATATCTGCGGTGCGGCCATCCATCGTGTCTGCCGGCAAAATACCTCGTGTTACAAACCGGCGTTCCATCTCAACAGCAGAAAGCGGCAATCCCATATCAATGGTGTCAAGGAATATGTATTCACCGGAGGATTTGATGTCACCAAGAAAATCTATGATCTGAATGTCGTCTATGTCACCCTCGTCGTCTATTAGCCGAGTCCCGTCAAGCGTTAAAGCGTCATACTGATCGCTGTAAAAAGTATCGACGTGCGTGCCCTGGAACGGCAGTGGTGTTTGCTGGTCTTCCCTATGGTTTTTGACTAAAAGCTTGCCTAAAGCGTCAGGTTGAGAAACGATAACGCTGCTATCCGTAGGGCTCAACCTGCCACCGTCATCCGCAAATTTGACAATGTATTCACCCTCAAGCAATGCAACCACTGCCTCAGTTGAGCTGCCCGCAATCGCAGTAATTAAATCAACGCTATTGCTAAACGTTGCCGAACCATCAGTCTTGCTGCTGTGGCGTATGTGGACTTTACCGCCAACTTTTACGTCAAGATCAACAGCTTCGTCCCAACGCAACCGCGCAGAGTTAGCAGAGATAGAGCCGATGGACAGGTTTTGTACATTTCCCGGAACCGCTGTTTTGCCTACAAGCTCAAACGTGTTTTTGCTAGTTGTGCTTTGCTTCCCTAAGTAGTTATAGGCAGTAATCTGAGTTTCAAGCGACCCAGTTTTTAAGCCCTTGATTTGTATAGAAGGCGAGGTGGTAACAACCTCCTCATAGTTATTGTCGTCAAGTTTGTATTTGACCCGATATTCAGAAGTCCTTGCGCGTGTTCCAGCCCAGCTTAAATCAACACCAGTCCTGACAATTCCGTCGTCTTCATAGAGAAACTCTACAGCAACTACATTGGTAACCGCTTCCGGTACAGCCGACAAATTGGTGATATCACGCTGCGTAATGTTGAGGTTATCTTCAACTGCGCTGTAAATACTTTCGTTGTATTTAATAGCCGTAACGCCAAAAGCACCGTCCTCGCCTTCAGCTACAGAAACTACACGAAACTGCTGCGCTTGTATGTCGGTTGTTTGAATTAACCAGTTTCCATTAGCGGCAGGGGCTTGGCTAAATGCGTCAGTGACGGTGATCACCGCACCATCAATGGAGTCAATTGACTTTGTTTCTACAAGCCCCGTCGGCATAACTACAGAAATCGTGGGCGACTGTGCAGTATCCACCGAAAGATCAGTGGTGCTGTCAATTGTCACTGCGCTTGTCGTTGCGGAGGCTATACGACCAGCTCGGCGTGTGGCCCCGCGAACAGGGTCGGCAATATCAATCACCATCCCAGGTCGTATGACAATCCCTGAATCAATCCCAATCGAAAATGTGCAAGTTTCTGTTAGCTCTTGCTCGCTAAGAAGCGTCCACTTGCCCAGTCTGTTTGCTTGCCCTTGCGAATAGCAACCAACAGCTTTGATGTCTTTATTGATGACACCGTACTTGCTAACTGCATCATCATCTTCAACGTACTCAAAAGAGACCTCACCCAAGTCGTCATAGTTTTGATAGGCGACAGTCGCGCATGTATGTCGTGACTTTTGCGATGAACCTGAATAGGTAAACAGACCCTCAACAACATTTGAAGGCCCAATCAAATACTGCGGGTCAGATGGCTTGTCCTGCAAAAGCACAAGCGATCCGGCGCCGTAGTAGGAGATGCCTCGGAAAATGCTTGTCATCTCTGCGATGACATTGAACACTTCATCGCGGCTGTTTAGGAGCATGTTGCAAGCAAAGCGCACCTCTTGGCCGCCTCTGCCGTCCGAAACAAGCTCATTGCAAAACTGCGATATTGAGAAAAAGTCATAGCGGTCTAGTGACGACTCGGGTACAGAACACCCGTACCGCGTACTGGTAAGCAAGTCAAAGAGACACCAGGCTGGGTCATTCGTCCAAGTTGCCGCTTGGAACGTACCGTCCCACACCCCCGAATATGTAAGCCGTCCAAGATGCGTTGTTGTGTCTACGGTTGCGTTGCTTGGGATGCGTACTTTGATCCCACGAATAAGGTATTTACGTGCCGGAATGTTTTGAAACTGGCGCGAGTCAAAACGCAGGTGACACAATGCGCTGTTTGGATAACGCAGTTTCTCGTCAATGATTTCGGTAAAGCTTGACCAGAACGTGCGGCTCTGGTTTTTGGTTGTTTGGTTGTCGGCAGTGACACGCACCAGTTTAATATCAACAGGAAACGCTCCAGTGAGCGTGATGATGTGGTCACGCAAATACTGATCGCTGCTTTTGCCACTGATAGTCTTATCACTGCCAACAGTATTGAAACCGCCTCCGTTGTATTGAACTTGGATTCTATAAGTAACAGATGTGCCTACAATGTCACCGTCGTCTTCAATTTTTTGAAGCGCCGGCACTGAAATAGTGATGCGTACACGATCAACATCAGTGTCTGTGACTGTTCTGGTTACGGGCGTGCTGTTTAGTATTTCAACGCCTACACTTTTCTCGCTTTGTGTTCCCTCAAGCGCAGGGATATAAGACTGTGATTGCGTGCCGTTTCGGGTAGTAATTGAAAAGCCGCTAAAATTATTTGACCCACCTGCAGACTCAACCGCAGTTCCATCAAGAAAAATGCCTTTGTTGCCGTCTTCAATGCCGTCAATCTCCCCTTCACTTAAAAGGTCCAGCACAGAAGCAAACTGAACTGACTGCAGGCTGTCGTCGGCTTCCGTTGGTGTGCGACTGCTGCCACCGCCACCGCCACCGCCACCTTTTCCGCCGCCACCGCCACCACCAGCACCGATGATTTTGCTGCCTAAACCAGCGTTATGAACGCGAACACCGTTGGCGATGAAAGTATGGCGGCCTTCAACCGTCAGGTTGTAAACCGTATGGTTGCCTACCTCGTCGCGGCTGATAATTGGCCGGAGCTGGTTCAGCGAATCAACGACGCAATCATCAGCTTCAAGCGTCCCAATCTCAACGAAAGCGTTGTATTGGTTGAGCACCCAATGGTTAGGGGTCGCGTCTAGGAACTCACCGCCCCAAAGCGCGTATCTGACGACTCGTTCGTTTTCATGCTTATGGACCTTCAGAACTTTGGCTGAGTGAATCTCGCCTTTGTCGTCAAAGCTAAGAACGCTTGAGCCAACAACGATCTCATCAATGCGGATCTGTCCGCCAGGAACAGCTACAAGCGTCTCAGCCGTAAAGCAACCGCCACCGCCGCCAGCACCAATAATTCGTTTAGTCATCAGTGTCTAAGCCGGACGAAAGGACAGCAGAGCCAACAAACAAACGCCCGTAAGCGATTGGGACGGGCAAGCCCTGCTTGCTGGTGTTAACCACCCCACTGAAGCTAAAAGACTCAAGCTTGGCAGCTTCCTTGCCTCGGCTAAAAGGAGAAATTTGAGGCATCGGTGAGATTAGCTGCGATACACCGCCAAGAATCAAGCTGGCACCAACCGCACCAATTGCAGTTGCCGCTACGCCGCCAATGATTCCCATGCCAGCGCCTGAAAGGCCCATACCTAAACCTAAAAAGCCCCCAGAAACCGGTCCCAATACAATTGCAGCAGTAACCAAAGCAATACCAGTAAATATTTGCCCAATTGGATTCCCTCGCCCCGAACCGGTCAGCACAGGCGCAATCCTGAACACCTCACGCTCGCTCCAAGGCAAGAACAACCCGGTCACGTCATCGTCATGCACTACGTCTTGGCCAACGGTGACCCGGTAGGCCATGCCCTCCTTTTCTCGATCCAGAATCCACTTCTGTAGACCTGGAAAGTTTGCAAATAACGCCTTCAAAGCTTGCTGCGGCGTATCAGCTACAAACTCAAACCGGCCTTGACCTAAAAATTCACGCAGCTGGCCGTAAACCTTGACGACTTTCATGCCGTAGCGCCTTTGCCGTGTTCTTCAGATAATAACCGCCGTACACATCCCGGCTAGACAAACGCCCTTGGATATGGTGCAGCACTAATTGCTCTCCAAGGTAGATAGCAGCATGGTTTGGAACGGGTGATGAGAGCTGCATCAACACCGCATCGCCCCGTTCCAGATCCCCTATCGGGATCTCGTGGAACCCTTCTTTCATGAAGTTGTCGAGATACATGTTT